CGCCCCCGGCGGACTGGACGGTCCTCATCGCGTCGATGGCTTGGCCCAAGGCCCCGTCCACGTCCACGATATTGTTCTCTATCGCCACCCGCGTCTCGTCGGCGAGCCTGTAGAGGTCTGCGTTGGTAAGATACTTCGCCCCGAGGGCTCCCAGACCCGCTGCAAGGCCCGAGGACAGGGTTATGTTGGTTACGTTCTCGAAGGGCGTCACGTCCGTGCGAACCTGCTCACGGATAGCCTGAGAGACCGCAGCGTCGAACGCGCCGAGGGCACCCACCTTGAGGGCCGTCCTCCGGGTGCTGTAGCCTATGGCCCCCTTGAGGGCGACCATGCCGCCCTGCTTGACGGCTCCGGTAATCAGACCGCCAACGCCGAGCGTAAAGTAGGATGACGGGTCGCCAAGGATTTGAATGGGGACAGTGACGAGCATCTGCGACCACGAGGTCTCGGACAGCCTTTTCGCGTTTGCCGCATCCTTGCGGATTTGCGCCTTGAGGATGGTGGCCTTCTCGTGGTTGGAGATAATATCGAATTCTTCCCTGAATGGGGAGAGCAGCGGGTCGGCGTCGAGTTCGGTGTCCAGAATCGAGTCGTACCCCGTGTCGGCGGAGAGGGAGCGGTAATGCTGGTCGAGGTCGCTCTGCAAGAACGAGCCGATGGTGCTGTTGCCCGCCGACACGCTGATGGCTTCGCCCCAGCCCACCGGGTCGGCGCTCTCGGCGACAAATTCCTCCGGGGTTGACCAGATTAAGCCCGCGTTCTTGGGCAGTGTCTGGGAAACGGTCCTCGGGGGCATGTCTTCGGGGGCGACCACGCCCGGCGGCCAGACCTTCGCCACGGGCTCGCGCGCAGCGGGAGAAACCGGGGTAGATACCCCGGGCGGGGTAGCCATTTGAGTCGGAGCCGCAATCACCTCCGGGGTAGATACCCCGGGCGGGGTAGATACCCCGGGCGGGGTAGATACCCCGGCGGGGGGTGTTGCGTTAACCGGGGGCATAACGACGGGTTGAATGGCTTTCGCTTCAGCCGCGAGGGATGGGTCGCCCGTAAGGACACCCTCAATCTTTTTGACGGGTTCGAGAAGCGGGCTCGCCACTACTTGACCTCCTCAAGCGGGCGGGTCCGCACCTTGCCGCCGAAGTCGCGGAGATGCGGGGCCCTGTTCTGCCCGTCTTCGACGCGGCGCTGCTGCTTCCGCTCGATGCGGAGACGCTCAATGTCCTTGGCCGCAGCCACGGCGTCGGGCCGGAAGGCGCGCGGCAGGGTGTAGCGTACCCCCTCGTCTGAAATCAAATCCAGTTGGTAGATGGGCAGGAGTACCCCGTTGTTCGGGTCGTTGGGGTTGAGCCTGTTCTTTTCGACGACGGCCTTCCAGTTCATCGCGGTGGACTCGGTGTTCGCGCCGACGACGAGAATTGGCATGGTGTCTGAATACTTCTTCCGCTCATGCTCCGGCATGTCCGCGAGCATGGACTCCGCCGCGACCTGTGCCTGATACAGGACCCAGTTGTGGTTCAGGGGCTCGGGGTTGGCGTCCGCGAGGTAGCCGAGAACGCCCCGGTCGAATTTCATGTCGGGCAGGGCAGGCGCGAACTTGTCGGGAGGCCACGTCATCACTTGGGTCAGGCCGTTGTGGTCCAACCCGACCGCGCTGTGGACGGATGCGAATTGCATGTTGGCGTCCTTGATGGCGCGGCCTTCGTCGAGGTGCTTGTTGTATGACGCGGTGAACATATCGTTCCAGAGGCCCTTGGAGTACGTATTGTTCTCGAACGATACGTCGTTCGAATCGTACCCATTAAGGTCGAAGTTCCATTTAAAGGTCGTGCCCTCGGAAACCTTCTTCATTTGGTCCTTGTAGGATGTCGTCGCCTTCATGGTCTCCAGTGCCTTCTGCTGCACCGGGTCCTTCTCGCGGACCAAATCGTCAATCGCCATCTGCGCGGACTGCGTATAGCCCTGCTCGCGGTAGCGGCGGGCGGCAACGAGCAAGTCCGTCGCGGCCTTGGCGTCGGGATGGTCACGCAAGTCGCCAGCCGTGCCAGCAATCTGGTTCAGCACGGAGAGCTTGCGCTCAAGGCTGGATGTGTTGACCTTGCCGTCTTTCATGCCCCGCGCCGAGAAGTCCAGCGTGGAGATTTCGGCGTTGAGGTCCTGCACCACAGGGGACGGAACCCACCCGTTATCGACGACATACTGCTGGAGGGTGCGAGAGCCTTCCGCGCCGTCCGCGTAGTCTCCGCGACCCTGCACTTTATCATATGCGGCGTTGGCCCCTTCGCGGACATCCTTATCGCCCGTGTTGAGCGCGTCCCCGGTGGCCCCGCGCGCCATCAGGCCGTTCGCGTAGGCCATGCTGCCCTTGTTCTTGGAGTTCACGCTGTCGAGCAGCGTCGCGAGGTCTCCGTCGCTCAACCCCGCCGTGGTGCCAAGCTGCATGACCTGTTCCGGCGAGGTCAGGGTGCCTTGGCTGATTTGCAAGTTCATGCTGCCGATGACCGCGTCGTCCGCAGTCTTCTTGGCCTTGACGTTGGCGGTAAGGAACTGCTGCTGGCCCGTCAGGGCGTCACTGTAGATCGACTGACGCTGCGCGAGGTCGAGCATGGCGTAGCGCGGGTCGCCGGGGCCCTGCTCCGTCTCGATGCCCTGAACCACGCCAGCCGGGACGACGCCCGACCCGGAGAACTGCTGGTACGCCGCGAGGCGTTCACGGTTCCACTGGCCGATGCCGCGCGAACCGCTTGGCACCAGCACGCCGTTCACCATGCTTCCGGCGATGCTCTTGTCGCCGTGCGCGGACGTGTCGAGATTGGGTCCGCTCTCCTGCATCAGGGAGCCGGTGAAGCCCGAAGCCTGCTGCGGGGTATATCCAATGCTCTCGTAGTAGGCGCGGGCCTGCATGGCCTTCGGTGATGCCTTGCCCGCCAGCACTGAGCGGGCGTAGGCGATACGCTTCTCGCGGTGGGCGTACTTGGCATTAGGGCGTTCGTAGGCGAGGCCCGCGTCAACGGCACCCTCGATTGAAGTAGCCGCGCGCAGCCTGTCTCCGGCGGCTTTTTCCGTCCCCGTCAATTCATGCTGCGAAAACGCAAGCTGCTTGCCGAACTCAGCGTCTACGTTCGGGGCGATGGCGATTGGCTTCGGGCCTGTCGGAACACTGAGCGATGACGCGGCCAAGTCAGGGTTGTTGGCCGTGATGATTTGCGCTTCGCGGGCGCGGGCGGACTTGACGGCGAGTTCGACGGTGCTGCTCTTTTCTTCCGGGGTAAGATGCGGCGCGGCGTCCACAAGCTGGATGAATTCCTGAAGGTACTGGTCGTTCAGGCGGATGTCCTGCGACATGGATGATAATGTCGCCTCGCCACGGGTCTTGATGTGATTGGTCTCGGCGAGCTTGCCAGCCTCGAACTCGTTGCCGCGCAGCTTGATGCTCATGTCGGCGAAAGTGCGGTTCGTCTTGGCGCGCAAGTCGGCGGCGAGTTCGGGGTGCGTGCGTTCGAGTTCAGCGATGCGGTTGTTGAGCGCGATGGTCTCGGGCCTGTCGTCCATCGACTGGATGCCGAGGTCGTGCATGTTTTCTCCGCCGGGGCCAGCCAAGAGGGCGGCTTCCTGCTGCGTCTGCGCCACCGCCGTCTGGTACGGCAGGAGGTAGTTCGCGTCGTTGGCGAATTCGATGGCCTTGGTATCAGCAGCTTGCCGCCGCGCCGTCTCGGCCTGAAGGCTCGAACCCAGACCGCCAAGCGCCTCGCCGATGCCCGCTAGGGCGCGGCCCCTCGCGATAAAACCTTCCTGCGACATGTTGGGCGAGCCGCCGGGGAGGTCGAGTTGCAGGGAGCGTTGTGGGAGTGTGATGGCCATGGCTTACCGAGGCCCCCCGAAGGCCAGCCGGTTCACCGGCTGGTTGACCATTCCGCCGCCCGACACGTTAATCGGCGGCGCGAGGTGACGCGGCGCGACGGGATTGGCCGCGAATGCGCCGCTGACCAGCGACGTTCCTGACGAACTGCCCACCAAGCCGCTTGCCCCGCCGATGACGGATGAAAAGGCGCTGAACATTCCGGCCTGCTTGGCGGCTTTGGCCTGACGGCGGAGATTATCGGCCTCGGCCAGTGCCTTGAGCTTCTTTTCGTCGCCCTGCATGCGGGCCTTCTGCACGTCCATTTCGCTTTCCTGAACCGTGGCGGCTCCCACGTCCATTGGCGTGCCGCTGGACACGTCAATCCCGGCCCCGGCGAACTGGGCGGTCTGGGAGCCGAGCATGAGTTCCGCCTCGCGGCGGCGGTTGGCGATTTCGACACTGGTTTCAATGTTGGCTACCGCGGCTTCGCGCTCTTTCCATTGCGCCTCGGACTTCAGTCCTGCTGCTTGCGCGTTGGCTGCGGCTATGCTGCCGATGGCTGAAACGACGCCACCAATCATACCCAACATCGGTCCACACATGAGTTAGTCCTCCGTACTGCGGCGGGCAGTTCCCGGCTCGCGGTCTACCATAGTTGTAACAGACAAAATAGTGCAGGGGTGCGGGGTATCAGAGATGAACTCCAGCGCATCCGGAATTGTCCAAGAACTGTCAATCGGGACAGAAACTACCCCGGAGAACAGCGGGGTATATTCGTCCATGTTCTGTCCGCCCTTCCGCAGGATGAGGGGCTCGGCAGGGAGACCTTCCGCCGCCCTCACGCTGACGGCGCGAGACTTGAGGAAGGTGACCAGCACGCCGTCCACCGTCGAGAGCCTGCCAAAGGATGACCCGTCAGTGGTTTCGACTGCGTGGTTCAGCATCTTGATGTAGGCCAAGAGAGGCAAACCGACGATGCAATGACTGACTTCAATCGGGAGGGTTATGGCCCCGCCAAGCACCGTCCTCGTGAATACGGGGTCGCCTGTCTCGGCTGGGGCCGAGAACGTGCCGCCGCTGACGAAGTCATAGGCGAATATCTGAACGGTCTCGCCTTCGAGATGGTCGAGGCCCGTAATGATTGTCGTAGGCGCACCGTTGTACTCCAAGGCGCTGTCGAGGAACCAAGCGTCTAGGTCAGTGTCGTCGCCATCGAAGACGGGTTGCAGGCGCTCAATATAGTGGCGGTCAACTCCGTCGATGGTGCGCTGGATGAGCATGTAGAGCGTGTCTTCGCCGTCCTCGGGGATGACCGTGTGCGAAAGAACCATGCCGCCGAAATCAAACTCGGCGTGGCCGACAACTTTCTGGGCCTGTTCGTAGGTCAGCGCAATCATCTTGCCGTTGCCCGTGCGGATGTAGGCCGTGTCGAGCGGGGAATGCGCGAGCGCGATGTCGAGGGCCCGCGATGCGTAGAGGTGGTCGGACAGCGGCGCGAGGCTCGGCGCGTCATAGCCGTTGGCTTGCGACGAGTAGATAAGCTCATGAACCGATAGCTGGTGGTTGTCGATGAACAGCAGCACGGTCCCGATGCGGATGGGCCATGTGCCGGGGGAGGCACCGACACCCGTGTGGCGGCGCTGCCGGATGTTGGTCGGCGAGATGACGTTGTTCTCCGTGCCGCCGAGCGACACGATGCCGTCAGCCGTCCCGATGATGAGAAGGTCTTCCGCCTCCTCCGCCCAGTTGACGGAATCGAAGCGCCGCCCCGAGAGCGTCGTCGCAATCGGGCTGTCATCCGTGAGCGGGTCTTGGATGGTGAAGTTCTCGAAGTCCGAAACCGCCGACATGTAGACGGTGCGGGGTTGGGAGCGCGTACCCCCGAAGACCAAGCGCGACTGGTAAAGGGTGACTGACTGCGGATACCCCGAGGCTTTGGAAACAGCGCCGAGCCGCCACGTCGGGGAACCGTTGATGCTTTCCGCCCAGAAGCCTTCCCACGTCCCTGAAAGCTGCTTGTTGTCGGCAACCCCGGTGATGGTGAGTACCCGCCAGTGGCCGTCCGCCCCCTGCCAGCGGACCTGACGGCCAATGTCGTTGGCGGTGAAGCCCGCGCCGAAGTTTACGTTCGTGGTGTTCTCGAACGTAAGAGTTCCGGCACTTCCCACCAAGCTCATGGTCACGCCCGAGACCATCATGCCCTGATCGGTCCCGTTGTCCTTCTCGAACACGATACGGTATTTGGTGGATGAGCGTTCCGATGAGAAAGTGTAACTCCGCTCCTCCCCCGGCAGCCAGTTCGTCTCCGCCACACGGCGGTCAAGTGTAATCCAGCCCGTGGGACTTTCAGCCTCGAAGCGCCAATCGCGGGGAGCCGTAACCGGTATGTCTGCTGCGATAACACCCTTGATGGCTGAACCCAGCGCGGTAATCGTGTAGCCGTTGACCACTACCGCCGTCGTGAACGTGAAGGTCAGGGTGGCACCCCTGCCCGCGTACTGGTCTAACCGCCAGTAGGACTTGGCGTTGAAATCCAGCACGTTGACGGCGGGAGCGATGTCAGTCGTCGCTGTGGAACTCACCACGGTCACGGCGGGCTGGAGGAAGCCTGTCGGGGTAGCGGCGTTGTCCTTGACGTTCACATCAAGCCACGGGCCGTTCTTGAGCTTTACCTCGGTCAGGGTCCAATTGGTTTCGGCGAGCCGCGCCAATTTGTAAATCGGGTAGTTGGGGTGGACGATGTACATTACATCCGCAGACTGAACGAAGTTTAACCGCGCAACGTCGGCGATAAGGTAGGGGGTGTTGATGGTGTAGCGGTTCGGACCGCTGACGACGAAACCGCCGTTGATGATGAAACCGAGCTTGCGGTCACTGAATTCCAGAACGTAGGCTTGGCTCTCCGAGAAGACGAAGGGGATGAGGCGGCTGGCGATTGCCGTAGCAGAGTTAGTGAGCCCGAGCCCGACGTAGCGTGTGCCTGAACGCTTCTTTACTCCGCCCTGCACCAAGAGGTGCATGTTGCGGCAAGCCTGAAGGCCGCCCTCGTACAGGTCGCTGCCGACCCGCGCGAACAGCTTCGTGGAGAGTTCTCCCTTCGAGAAGACGTTCTGCTGGACATGAATGTCGGCGATAGCATTAACTCCCGTTCTCTACCACTCGTTGTCGGCGTACATGTCGGACCCGGAATGACGCGCGAGGTCATAGGTCGTCGCGTACTGCACCGCCACGCTGCCTTCGGCGGCGTCGATTGACGCCGCGAGGGTGAGCGTCTCGCGGAACATGACGTTGTTCATTTCGACCATGGACTGCTTGCCGGTCAGGAGGTGCGCGATTCGCGCCGCGAGCTTGTAGGCCACGGCGTCGCAGAACATGGGTGTCCACCGCGCCACATCGTCGATGAGGCTGATGTAGCGGATGGGGAGCGGAGCGCCCGCATTGGTCAGGATGAAGTCACCCTCGACCTGATGCGGAATGAGCGCTCCGTTCATGCGGCCCTGATAACGCAGATGCAGGACGCGCATGCAGTCGTTGGGCTTGCGGAAGCGTTTGTCCCACTCGAAGGCTGGCTTCTCCGGGTCTTCCGGCAGCATGGCCCGCTTCATGGCGAACTTCCACGGAATGGTAGTCAGCACGATGTTGCGCACGGGCTTGTAGTTCCGCTTCATCCAGCGGGCTGCGGTGCGGTCCTCGTCGAGCGACGTGATTGGGGTCTCCTTGACGAAGTCGAGGGCCATGTTGCAGATTTCGAGGTCGGTTACGACGGTTACGGCGCTCATGCGATCACCACTGCTGTGTTGGCGGAATTTGCTGTCACCCCGGCAGGCGCGGTGGCGTTGGTGGCCTTGACCACGCAGCGCAGGGTGGAGCCCACGTCCGGGGCTGCGACGAGATAAGTGCCATTCGTGGCCCCCACGATGTCAGTCGTGACCCGCTGCCACTGGAAAGTGTAGACCGGGGGCTCATACCCCGACCAGTACCCCACGTTGCAGGCGAGGGTCTGCCCGACCTTGGCCTGCCCGGTGATGCTCGGAAGTGTCGTATTTACTGGAGCCGAGAGCGCCGGGACGATGGCGTTCTTGGCCCGGCGGCGCTTCTGCTGGAAGTACAGCGCCGCCTGCTGCTCGCGGGTGCGCTGCGGCTCCGGGCTCACATAGGGCGGGGGAAGCGTGTTCATGGTTTGGGCCCCCTATGGCTGGACGATGCCGCCGGTGGTCGTGACCAAGGCATTCGTGATGCTCACCATGGTGAACAGCGCATTCGTCAGCGTGACATCGACAGCACTGGCCGAAGCATCACCGCTCACGGTGCCGACGACCGCCGCCAGTCCGCCATCGGCGTCGATGGGAACCGCGAGGAGAGCCGCGATGGCGGCAGGAGTGGAGTTGGCCGGGATGGCGACGGGCGCAATCACGACGGAAACTGGCGCATCTGCGGCGTCGATAAGATTGATGGTGAACCCGAGTGTGGTGGCGATGTTCGGCGACTTTTCCTTGATGACGATCCGGGCGGTGCCGTCCACCCCTTCGGTCCAGCCTGCGACGGTGCCGGGGTAGAAGCCGTTGGTGAAGCCTACCTTAACGGACTTCCGCAGGCGGCGGAGGTAGGAGGGTTTACGGTCGGAGTAGCGGAGGATATTGCGGCCCATGGTATTGGTTTCCTTCGTTATTGTTCTGTTTGGGTAGAAACCCGCCCGGTGGGCTTTGGGGGCTGTGCCGGGCGGGGAGTTTCAGGCGGGCCACCGGAGAGTAGGGCCCGCCTGCCAAAGGCTAGAGGTTGGTGATGAGTGCTGCGATACCGACGTTCTTGCGGGGTGCAACACGGGTCCACGCTGTGGCCGCCTGCATTTCCGCGTCGGTCGGAGACTGACCCACCATGCCTGAGCCCGGTGCGGCAATCGCCCACTGGTAGCCGTAGGGATGGAGGCAGAACTCGCGGCGCGACCAAATCTGCTCGACGCCGCCGCCGTTGCCCTGTGCAGGGAAACGGTCAACTTCGACGGGGACGTTTGGCGTGCCTTCGCCCCATGCGAACGCATCACGGGCCACGAGGTAGGTGTGGGTGATGGTTCCGTTCTGGTAGCAGTCGTCGTCGCGCACCACGGCATAGCCGAGGTAGCTCGGGAACCGCACCTTGCCGTCGCTGTCCGGAATGAAGTCAATCAGGTTCAGCTTGGCGAGGCGGGCGTAGGTCTTGGAGTGCATGATGATGGCCGCGAGGCGGTCATCAGCGTCACCCATGGTCGCTGCGGCGTCGATGATGAGGTCAGCGGTAATCGTTGACCCCGTGCTGTCCTTCACCATGTCGCCGGAGTTGGCGGCGATGTTGTCGGCGACGATGCCGCGCAACACGGAAACCACCATCTTGTCGAACTGGTTGGCCCAGTAGGTGCCGATGCGGCTCGATACCATCTTCAGCGGGTCGTCACCGGCCAGCGCAGCAGTCAGGTCGGAAGACGACCAGCCTTGGTTGCGGTTGTGGCGGATCGCCAAATCCTTGGTGGCCGTCATCTTGGTGGTGGTTGCGACCACCGTCTCGTCGTCTGACGAGATGTTGTCGGTCGTGGAGCCGGTGTAGAGGTCAGACCAGTGCGGCAGGTTCACCGTGCGTCCGCCGCCTGCGAGAAAGGCAGCGACTACAGCGTTGTTCTGCATGATGCCAGCCTGAAAGACACGGGCTTTTTCCGCTGTCTCGCGGATCATGTACTTCTGGAAGACTTCTGGGACGATAACGTCCGAGAGGCGAGTGTTGGTCATTTACGTATTCCTTACCGAGGTGCGGCCATTCCAAAATCCTCGGGCTTCTGCCCAGAGGCGCGAATGAGAATGGCGGCGCGTGCGGGATCGTTTTTGATGAGAAGGGACTGCTTGGTCATGTTGAACGTCTTGTCCGAGAAAGGATTGTCAATGACACCGGAAGGTCCGGCAAACATCGCATCTTCCCCGAATTGCGCCGCTCCGATACGCGCTAGGGCTTTCGCCACTTTCGCGTCCGTCACCATGCCAGAGCGCGGGTCGATAAACCCGGCATCCTTGAACGATTGCGTCAAGTCGAGTTGCGTCATGGCCCTGCGGGCCATCTCCACGTTCTTCTTGTAGCCTTCGCTCTCGGGCTGTCCCCAATCCTTCGTCAGTTCTCCATGCGTCGAGGTGATTTTTCCGTTAATCGCCTCGGCTTGCGCAGTCTGGGCGGCGAGTGCCGACCGGACATACTCGTTATGGATACTGGCCGCCTGCTTGGGGTTCAACCCTGCTTGGTGTGACCAATTCTTGAATGCAGCGGCGAAATTCTGGTCGTAGGGCATGTCGGCTGGAACACCTTCAGGCACACCAAAGGTGTAACCATCCGGGCTGTCCGGCCTTCCGACCTGTTTGTAGAAGGCATCCTGCGTTTCTTTGTCCGCATCATCTGCGGGAACCACGAGAGACTTCCGTGCGCTGAATTCTGTCTGCAAGTCCTTGTAGGATTTAACGGCGGCATTGATGTCGTCGCCCCATCCCTTCTTCGTCCAAAGCTCCCGGTTATCATCCGTCAGGGTGGCCGTTATGCTGGTCTTTCCGTTCTGACCCGATCCGTTCAAATCAGTGCCGGGTGCTGCGGCGGCCTTCTCCCCTGCGGGGGCTGCTGCTGCGGGTGTCGTGACTGCTGCTGGTGCGGCAGCTGCGGCTGTGGCAACGGCGGCGTTATCCCCTGCGGGCGCTGCTTGTGTTGTTGCTTCCAAAATCAAATTCCTTCTATTCGTGTTTCAGTTGGTGGTCAACGTCCCTCGACTTCTTCGAGGAAGTATTCGTGCCGCGTGGCCTTTTCGAGCGACATCCGCTCAGAATCGGTCATGTGGACGCGGGATATGATTTCTCCGAACATCGAACGCCGCCCCTCGTTCCACGCCCGCTCGTCGGGCGAGAGGTTGGGGCCTGTGGCGCGGTAGTAGCCGCTCGCATTCGCGAGATGCACGAACACCGTGTCACGCTGGGCATTGTCAGGGGTGCCGAAGAACACTTGATAATATGCTTCGGCGAGCCTGATTTTGTCCTGCGTGGTGCGGCGTTCGGTGTACATCAGCGGCTCCGGTACTTCCGCCCGCTTGCGCTCTTGGCGATTGCGTAAGTGGTGCAAGTCAGGCCGTGAAGATGCTTGCCGTGGTTCGGCAGGTCACCCGCGCGGGCGAAGATGTTGAGCGTCAGGATGGGCAACACGAAGAATGCGCTCACCGCCGCGTTGTTGTGCGTCTTGATGTAGGCCGGGACGCAGGACGGCTTGTTGAAATGCGCCGCCTGTGCGCTTGTAGCGGCCCACGCGAACGCGATGATGAATGCGATTATTTTCTGCATCACATGTTCCTTCCGCCCCCGCCCCGGTCCGCCCGGCTGTTGCTGCCGCTGCGGTTCATCTGACGGTATATGTACTGCCCCACCTTCTTGACGAACTTGCCGCCGGTATTCCAGTTGCCGATGGTCACGCCCTTGGGGCGCGGTCCGGCGTTCTTGTCCACCCGGTACTTGCGGGCTTCCTTCTTGACCTTGGCGACCTTGCCTTTTGGCCGCACGAGGTTCTTCGGTTTGTCGCGTGGGGTCGGAGGATTGGAGTAGTCAATCCTCGCTCCGCCGCGGCGGATTTCAGGTTCCCGCTTGGGGGAGTAGTCAATTTTCGCTCCACCCCTGCGGATTTGAGGCTCCCGTTTGGATGCTGCTGCGACAGACGGACCGCCATGGCCCATGCTGCCGGGGCCGCGCTTGACGGCAGCCTTGGGAGGAGCCTTGGTCGCAGCGGCCTTCGCTTTCGGATTGGGTGCCCCACCCCGGTTGGATATACGGTCCTGTATCTTGGGAAGGTTATACCCACTCGTGTCGTCACCGGGCATCGGCAAACCGATACCGCGCTCATGCTGGGGTGGAACAGCCGCGGGCTCGGGGGTGTAGGGTGGTGCCACTCCGGGGCCCCACGCCAAGAAGGACTTCTTCCCCTTTTCCGCAGGCTTCGTGTACGGCTTCCGGATGCTGCGCTGTTTGCTGTCTTCCACCATTGGGTTGTTTGGCATGGTCTTGTTTCCTCTATTTCTTGTTCTGTTTGCGGGCGTAATACTTCTGCGGAGCGGACTTGCCCTTCGCGAGTGAAACTGTGTCCTTGCCCATCCCCTCGTGCATTTCGCTGTGCTTTTTCTTCATTGAGGCCATGGTGTGCGGCATTTTGTGCTCGCCATGCGGGGCCATCATCTTTGATTTCTTTGCCATTACGGGTTCACGCTTTCTGCCATTCCGGCGAGTTGTGAGTTGATGCCTGCGTTGCGGGCGAGGTCGCCCATCGCTGTGATGCCTGCCGCAGCGGGCTCGAGCCCGCCAGCGGTTTCGACGGCCTGCGTCGCCATCTGCGCCATCTGCTGCGCGTTGGCTGCGTCCGCCTTCTCCTTGCGGAGACGCTGGACCTGCTTGGGGTCGCGCTGCGCGAGGGGCGGCGCGCCGAGAAGGTAGCGGGCGCGGGTAATCATGGCGTCGGTATCGAAGTTGTCGAGGACTTCCGGCGCGAATGCCGCCATCCCTGACGCGAACTCCAAGGTCTGCTGCATGCCCGTGACTTCCGGCATCTGGCGGGCCCGGTCGATTGGTGAGGTGAAGGCGACATTGATGGTCTTGCCCATAATCGACTCGGGCGGCACGAACACCGACCCTTGGTCGAACGCGCCCTTGCGCTGGAGGATGGCAAGCTCGCGGTCAACGCAGCGCGACAATCCAATCTGGATGCGGCTCGCGGCGGGTCCGAGCAGTTCGCCCTTTTCCTGATTCCGTATCATCGCCTCGGTGGCGGACATATTCGGCTTGTTTGCCAATACGTTGAAGAGGTCGGAAAACAGCGCCGCCCGCACTGCCTGCCGCCGCAACTCCATGGTCGCTTCGAACAGGCGCGGGTCGCCGGGAGTCAAAACCGGAACGATGAGCGGGCGTCCAGTGTTCGGGTCTACCATCTTGGGGTTGATTGCGCCGGGGTTGAGGTTCACTGGACGGTCAAGCTCGAATGCCGTCGCCACAGGAGGCCGGATGCCCATCTGGCTGGCGAGCAGTGCATCGCGCGACATGAGTTGCAGTGACTTCAGTTCAGGCAGTGCAACCATCGCGGGGCTCTCGCCATACGGTGAGTTGTGGGGGACAGTCCAAGTGTAGACGACGAAGGGGAATTCGAAGTAGCCGTTCTCGCTGACAATCTGGCGGGCGTCGAAGTCAACGTAGATGGATGTCCACGGGAAGAAACTGGACGCGCCCTTCATCTGCTCGTGGGGCACGACGACGTGAAGGTACTGCGTGGTCTTGTCGAGTTGCGTCGCGTCCTCAAGCTGCGCCTGTGTCCGGGCCGAAAGGTTCTTGATGCCGAACTTCGCTTCAGCCTGAACTGCTGACAGCCGGAAGGCGCGGATGCAAACGTCATGCTCGCCCATGTCGTTGACGCCGAGATGCGCCTCATCGAGGGGAACGGGGCAGTAGCGCATGGGAACTTCGAGTTCCGACGCGTCACGGGTTCCGAAGGCTTCCTCGACGTAGTAGACCCCCGTGCCGAGGGCGAGGGTGGATGAGAGTGCGCGTTGATGTGAGAGCAGCCAGCCCGAGCGCGGATTGTAGCGGACCTTGAAAAGATATTCGGTGACTTGGTCGAACCACGCTTCCTCGGAGAGCGAGGGCGTCGGCGTTTTCGGATTCGAGAATCCGAGTTCATGCCACTGCATTCCTTGGGGAGTGATGAGGCTTTCAACGCCAGCCGCCGCGCGGTCAAGTGCGATGACGCCCGTGGTGTCATAGATGCGCCGGGCGCGGCGTGCTGACTCCGGCTGCTTCCATACGTCCTCCGTCTTCATCCCGCCCCACGTCGCTGACATGGATTGGCGGGGGCCTGTCGGGTAGAACAGGTTCGAGATGTCATCCCAGACGCTGCCCCACCCGGCGCGGTCTCCTGCCATCGTCTCGAAGCGCGTGAAGATGGAGTTGACGTTGATGCTCAAATCCGGACTCCGACTGAGGGCCCTGCGGAGAGAGCCTGCTGGACGACTGAGCGTCCGATGTTCGGGTCGCCCATGGGACTGGTCATTACGGTTCCTGCGGGTGAAGTGGTCTCGCCCTTCTTGCGGCGGAGTGCAGCCTGCTGGGCGACGAGCCCTTCCTCACGGATTGAGGGCGGAATCGGGGGTGGAGGCGGTTTGGGAATTTTCGGCGCCTTGATGCACATGGGGTAGAACTCCTGCGTCGGGGTATCTCCGGGGTATGCGTACCCCAATTAGTTCTCTTTCACAATAGACCATAAGTGAAAATCCTCTCCGCCCGTACCGTACTGGCGGCAGACGGTCTCCAGCTTGCAACCGAGCTTCGGGAGCCAGCGGTTGGCGTAGTCATGTGATGTGAGTGCGCGAATCTCAAGCCGACGTGGATTATACGTCGTAATGAAGTGGCGGCGGGCTGTCGTGTTGATGTAGCGCGTGACGATTGGGATGGCGCGCTTGGCCCTGTCGGTGCCGAAAGCCCACGCCGACCAGAGGCCGGGGATGGAGGTGGCGCATACCCCGAAGGCCATGACGGGGTCGCCGCGAAGCACGGCCACCCAGCACACGTCGGGGCGGGTGCTGTCGAAAATCATGTCGGCGACATACTCGCGGGACGTGCCGTCCGGCATCTGGCATGCAATCTCCGCCCAATCGCGGGCGCGCATGTTATGCGCGACGTAACGCACGGCGGCCCTCGACGCGTGGTGGACTGCTGGAACGGTTATTTCGGGTGTCCCTTTCTGCGGTTGGCGCTGCGCGTGAGGACCTGCGTCTTGGAGCCGAGGCTCCCCTTCTTGCCGCTGGGGTTCATGTGGTCGAGTTCCATGCCGTCGTGCTTGGAGACGCGCCCCACCTTCTGCGCATCGTAGCGGTCTTTCATCCGCTCGCGGTGGCGGGCTGCGACGGCGGGCTGCTTGTGCTGGCGGCTTTCCTGCGCGTAGTTGCGTTTCTTCGGCATGCTCAACTCCATAAAGTTTCGAACGGGTCTGCGATTGGCTGCGCGTAGTGCCCGGGCTGCCCACCCTTCATGAGGGCCTTCAGCACGTCACCGTGCGCGAGGATGAGGCTGAAGGTGAGTGCGACGGCGTCAGCAACGTCGGGGCTCGGAAATCCACGGGCCTTGAGTTCGTCCTTGCCTTCTATGGCAAGACGCCCCTTGTTGTCGAAATAATAATTGAGGGAGGTGCAGTCGTCGGCGAACTGCTCGCGCAACGGGAAATCAGGATGGATGGAGGCGCGCTCGTCGAGCCACTCCTTCATCCGCATGTAGCACTCGGCGCGGAGGTTGGCGTACTTCCGCGCGTCGGATGCGTTGCGGCCAACATTCACATCCTCGACGTTCGAGAATCCCATGTGCCTGAGACGGTCAACCACGCCCCCGCCGACGCCGATGCCGTCCACGCATATCATGCGAGGGTTGTGAATCTGCGCCATGTTGGCCGTCTGGTTCGCGGTCTGCATCAGGTCCTGCCCGCGCCAAGCCTTCCCGTCGATAAGCCGGTCTCCCTCGCGGACAACGAGGACGGTCCTGTCGTCGCCGAAGCGGGCGACATCGAGGCCGATTGTAATTGCCGCCCCCTTGTCGCGGGGGGAACGGCGGGCCATGGCCTCTTCGAGGGCAACGCCGGAGACAAGCTGGTCGTGGCCCTCGACATCGAAGGAGCATTCCATTTCACGGGCGTACTCGTTGACGCCCATTGAACGCTTCATGTGTTCAAGCTCGGAGTGCGGAAGGATGTGGGTCTCGCTGGCCTTCAGCATCGCGGTGTACCACTCGTGCGGGTCTTTCATGCCCTTGCGGTAGGCGGTGTAGAAGGCGTCACGGCCTTTGCTGGTCCCGATGAGGACGAGCCACCCCATGCGGTCTGCGAGGGCTGGCCTGATGACCTCTGCCATGGCGCGCGGGTCGCAGTCTGGATACTCGTCGATGACGCAGCCATCGAGGTAAATTCCGCGCATGCGCTCGTATGCGGATGAATCGAGGGAGTAGAGGCGGATGACGGCCCCGGTGAACAGGGTAACCGAGAGTTCCGCCTCATTGATGCGCGTGTTCGGCAGGGGTGCCGTGAAACGCTTGAGGTAGACCCAGATGACATCCTTGATTTGCGCGTGGGTGGGGCCGCAGAAGGCATAGCGCGCGTCGCGCTGGGGGTTCTTCAGGGCGCGGTGCAGGACATCCATGAGGCTGGCGAGGCTCTTGCCCGCCCGGCGGTGGGCCACAATGACCGCGAACCGCTGGGCGCGGCGGTGGAAGGCATCGAAATAGGGGCGCGGCTCGTAGTCGAGCTTGATGACCTCGGAAGGGGGAGGCTTCTGGCTCGATGAGAGGGAGCCGATGTTCATGAGGGGGTCGGCGGCGAAGGGAATTATGCCCTTCAGCGGAACCGGCTTGTGCTGGAAGGGGCGGCCCATCAGGCGAAGGGGTCGCTTTGGGGTTTATTTTCCGCCCCGGGGGCGTTGGGAGCGTTGGGGGCGTGTTCGATGGCCTTGACGGTGGTTTGTGTGCTTTCAGGGACGCCCGTGATGACCGTAATCTGTGCGCTGACCCCGACTGCGATGGCCTGCTGCGGTTTATCCTGCCAGACGGCGGAATCGACGTTCTTCAGGGCGAACATCGAGGCTGAAAGCCGCGCCGGATTGAGCGTCGTGAGCAATTCGCTCTCGAAATGGTAGAGGCGCTGGAGTTTTGCGACCTCGAGGCGGGGCATGAGGCTGCTGTCTTCCGCCGCCCGGTCTGCGACGAGGGTCGGCGGGATGCGCAGCGCCCCACAGGCCGCGTAGAGGGAGTATCCGTTTGCCATGAGGTCGATAAGCTGGTTGACATGGGCGTTCGTCAGGCCCTCGACCAAGGGTCCGGCCTTGCTGGCGGGGTTTTTATGGCTGTAGGCAGGCAATTTCCGGCTGGTGGCTGTGCGCATTCCGGTGGTTTAGCGCGATTTGAAGCGGTTTGCAAATCGTGGAGTAAATTCCTATTTTGTGGTTTTTTGGGGTAAAAATTTTTAGTCCTGACAGGGTAGGCGATTAGGTTGATTTGGATGCAAAGCCTGCGCAGCGCTGGGGGCGGGGGGTTTCCGGGGGCCACCCCCTACCCCGCGCGCCCCGCGCAAACCGACGAGGGTACCCCACCGATACCCCATACCCCGGCAATCGTCCGTACACTGACAATCATACCCCTGCACCCCTGCACCCCTGCACCCCTGCACCCCTGCACCCCTGCACCCCGTACCCTGCACCCCTGCACCCCTGCACCCCGTACCCTGCACCCCGTACCCCGCCGGGGTGCGAGCCGCCGGGGTGCGAGCCGCCGGGGTGCGAGCCGCCGGGGTGCGAGCCGCCGGGGTGCGAGCCGCCGGGGTGCGAGCCGCCGGGGTGCGAGCCGCCGGGGTGCGAGCCGCCGGGGTGCGAGCCGCCGG